AGAATGGTGATATTTCCATCACACATAAAACATACTGCTACTACACATACAGATACAAAGACTAGGATTGTAATTAACTTTAATTACATATAATGGAAACTAACTTATTTGTAGTCCCTACTACACATATCCATCAATTTTGGCATCTTGCTGAAAAACATTTACAAAGAGCTATAAACACTGGAAACGGTGAATTTACAATTGATCAATTACGTCAATTTGTATCACAAGGCAATTCAGTTTTATTGTTAGTTATGAATGGAGATATTTGCGAATGTGCATTTACAGTTCAATGGATTAATTACCCTAGTGATCGAGTTGCATACATCACATATATTGGCGGTATTACAAATCAAAAATGTTGGGAACAATTCTTAACATGGGTAAAAAATAATGGTGGGACTAAAGTTCAAGGTTCTACTGCAAAAAAAGGAATTGTCAGATTATGGCAAAAAAAATGGAAAATGAACCCTATATATACATTAATGGAGTATAAATTATGATTTACGATTATTTCCCAGAGTTAGACGGTAATCAATCCATCAACAACGGTAAAATGGGCAGACAATTATTTAAAGGTGGTGGAGGTGGTACTCAAAAAACATCTAATGAATTAGATCCGACAGTTAGGCCTTTTGTCGAATACGGCTTACAAGAGGCAAAACAGTTGTATCAAACAGATACACCAAATTATTACCCATATCAAACATATGTATCACCGTCTGCACAAACACAACAAGCATTACAATCTGCACAAACAAGAGCATTAGCAGGTTCTCCATTAGTACCAGCTGCACAACAACAACAACTTAGTACTATACAGGGTCAAAACTTAGGATTAAATCCATACTTTGCAAATGCACTACAAGGAGCTGCAGGAGTTGCTACTACACAATTCCAAGACGCATTAAAAAACATTGCATCTCAATCTTCTCAAGCAGGTCGTTATGGTTCTGGTGCTATGCAAGACTTACAGTCTCGTGCATCATCAAATCTTGCAAAAGAATTAACTTCTCGTGCAGGAGAATTAGCTTATCAAAATTACGCAAGTGAAAGAGCTGCACAAGAACGTGCAATTGCAAATGCTCCACAAATGGCAATGGCTGACTATGCAGATATTCAACAATTAATGAACGTAGGGCAAACTGCAGAAGATTATCAGCGTCAAGCACTTGAAGCAGATATTGGTCGATTTGAGTTTGAGGAAAACAAACCATATACCAAACTACAATCTTACTTATCTGCAGCATACGGTGCTCCGATGGGCCAGGTATCTACAACAGAATCTTCAGGAGGAGGTAAGTAATGGCACATATACTAATAGGTGCAGGGGTAGGTGCAGCTACATCTCTTGTAACAGGTGGTGATCCTATAAAGGGTGCATTACTAGGTGGTGTTACTGGTGGTGTATTTGGTGGTGCAGAAGGTGGTATTTTAGGTTCTGCAGGAACTTCAGGAACTGTAGCAACATCTACTCCAACATTAGGTGGATTAACATTAGGTGGTGCAACAACAGGCGCAGTAGGTGGCGCAACTGCAGGAGGTGTTGCAGGAGGTGTTTCAGGCGCAACTGCAAGTCCATACGCATTTGGTAATAACGCATTAGAAGTTGCAGGAAGTACAATGAATCCTGCGTTAATTGGTTCTTCTGCTGGTGGTCAAATACCTATGACTGGATTTGATCGTGCAATTAATACAATCACACCTGCAGGTGGTTATGATGGCCCGTCAATACTAGACAGAATAGCAGAAAACACTGGATTTAATGATATGTCTACTATGGATAAAGTTGGCTTAGGACTAATGAGTGCAGACGCATTTACTCCACAAGAACAAGCACAACAAATGGTTCAAAGTGGTAATCAACGAATCAACCCAGGCAAACCATTGAATACAACTCAAACAGGAACAGGTATGTTAGATGTTAATGTTCCAACTGGTTTTATTGATGACGTTAGAAAACGTCAATTATTTTTTAACCGATAAGGACAAGTAATGGGAATATTAGATAAATTAATTCCAAAGAACACTAATATCTTTGGAGCAACTACTCCAACTTATTTAAATGCAGTTGCAACAGATGATCAAATTAAGACTGCACAAAACCAATCCTTATTTCAAGGTTTATTAGGTACTGCATTAGGTTATCTTGCACAACCAAAAAATCAAAATTATGGTAGCGCAGTTCCTTATCTTGCAAAAAGTTATATGCAAGGTATGCAAATGGCACAATCACCATATGACAGATTAGAACGTGACGTTGTGATGAAAGAAAAGTTTGATCAAATGGCATTAGAGAAGCAACGTCAAGCAGATCTTAAAACATTGCAAGAGAATATGTATACCACTATTCCTGCAGAAACATTTACTCAATCTACATATCAACCTATTAATCAGATAGGCCCTGGCGGTGAACGTGCAATTGCGCCTAGTTACGCACCATCTACCACAGAAGAAATAGTTTTAACTCCAGCACAAAAAGTTCTTAATCAAGAAAAACTAATGGAGTATGCAATCAAGTATCCAGATAAGGGTGGACAGTTTGTTGACGTTATTACTAAACTTGATGCGTTAAATCGACCACAAGGTACACGACAGTTATCTGTTGAAGAAAAATTAAAAAGAAAATTACCATTAAGTATTGAGTATCAAATCAATAAAGAAGGTACAGTATCCCCTATTGGAGGAACAGAGCAAAAACCTGTTGATGTTGGTGTAGAAAGAAACTCAAGAGCTGTGGCAGAAATAAACCCAAACACAGGATTGCCATATGAATCATTTTTGCAGTTACCAGTGGAACTAAGAAACAAAATTAATAAAGACATTGATATTGCAAAAGAAAACAATGCTAAATTTATGGGTGGTGTTGAATTAACTAAACAATCAAAAAATGATGTACAAACTGCATTACTACAAACCACAGACCGTAAAAGAAGATTAAATAGAATTATTGATTCTTTTAATCCAGAGTTTTTAACTGCACAAGGCAAAATTAAATCAGGAACATTATCATTTTTAGAAAAATGGGGAATGAAAGATTTATCGCCAGAAGAAATCGAGTATCAAGAGCAATATACTAACTTTATGAAAGATTCTTATGCAGAAATGAACCAATACATTAAAGATATTACAGGTGCAGCTTTAAGTGAATTTGAAGCAGAACGTATTAGAAAGGCTATTCCAGATCCTGAAAAAGACAGTCCAACTGTATTTAAACGTGGTATGGAAAGAGCATATGAAGAATTGCAAATTGCAGAAGCACGTCTTGCATATCTTAATAGTAAAGGTTTAGGGTCTGTTCGTGAACTTAGTTTAGATGATTTTACTGGAATGATACAAGAGACAGGAGAACAAACTTCTAATCTGTTAATAAAAAGTCCATTATACAATCCAAAGAAATATAAATCACTAAATGAAATAAAATCAAAAGACCCAATAAACTACGATAAAATTATGAAACAAGTAAACATATCAATTGCGGCTAAATTTGGATTACCTAATTATTAAGGATAAATATGGTAGATTTTACAAAAGAGTACTTTAATAAACAAAAACAATCTGCAACCAGTGGTAAATCAACAGAGCAAAAAAGATTTACTAGTTTATCAGTACCAACTTTAGAAGAAGAAGAAGGTCAGTACACGCAGGGAGCAACTGGTTCTTTTCTCGCAGGAGTTCCAATTAATCGTCAAGATGCAATTAAAGTGTTATCTGAAAGAACAGGTTTGCCAGTTACTCGTTTTGTAATTGACGCAGAAGGTAATATTGGTTACAAAGGCGATGATGGAAAATATTATCCTGCAATAGGTAGTACTGCAGGTTATTATGGGCCTGATATATTTCAAGCAGGTTTAGAAGGTATCGGTGCAGCTGGTGCAACTTCATTTCTTGGGCCAGTTGGTGCGGCTGCAACATCTGGAGGTATTGGTGTAGGGTTAGAAGCAGGAAGACAAGCATATGGAAGGTATCTTGCAGACTCAGATACATCAGACGTTGGACGTATTGCATTAGCTGGATTACTTGGTACTGCAGGTGAAATCGCACCGTTTGGTGTAAAACTTATTAAAGGATCAAAACAAGCACCTGATTTGTACAAACTAAATCAAGCAGACTTACAGAACGTACTAAAATTATCAGAAGACTTTGACGTTCCATTAACTATTCCAGAATTAACAAACTTACCATCATTAAAAAGTAAACAATACGTTGCGTCAAAAGTAGGAGTCACTGCAGATAAAATAGATGAATTCTACGAAATGAGAGCAGGTAAAGTTGAAGATGCAGTAAACAAATACCTAGACAATATCTCTTTAACAAAAGAAACTTGGGAAGGTGGCAAATCTGCAAAAAATACTTTATTGAAACGTAAAGAAGATTTAATTATAACAAGAAGAGAAGCAACAAAACCTATTTATGATGAAGCATTAAAAAATGCACAACCTGTAGATACTACAGATATTGTTAATAAACTAGATGCAATGATTGACGTATCAAAAGGCAGAGAAACTCAGGTATTGCAAAAAATAAAAAATGACTTCTTCAGAAACGCAGAACAAGTAAAACTTGATGCTAAAGGTAATCCTGTAAAAGATAAGTTTGGTAAACCTGTAGTTGAAAATGTTCGTGTATTAGATGATCGACCACAAGCGTTACAACGACTTAAAATGGAATTAGATACATATTTAAGAAGTGAAGATGTCGTAGGTCTTGACTCTGTTATTCAGGGTGAGATTAAAGGAATTAGAAATGATCTCAAAAACACAGTAAGTCAAAACAATGATTTATACAAACAAGCAGACACAAGGTATGCAGAATTATCTAAACCTATTGATGAGTTTGACGCCTCTAAAGCAGGTGATATTTTAACTAAAATTAAAGATTACGATGCAGACAAATTAGTTACTAAGTTATTTAAAGATTCAGACCCAATGACTATTAGGTATGCTAAAAAACAAATAGAGTCTGTTAATCCAGAGGCATGGAATGATGTAACTCGTGCATGGTTGCAACAAAACTGGGAACAAGCAAGTAAAGTGTTTAGAGCGCAAAAAGACCTACCAAAAGATGCAGGACTATCTTGGAGAAACTTGTTATTAGGTACGGAAAGACAGCGCAAAGCACTTGAGGCTGCATTATCTCCAGAGCAATACAAATCACTACAAGATTTATCAACTGTGCTTGAGGCTGCAGGCAGAGTAGAAAAAGGTAACTCTTTAACTGCATTTAGTCAACAAGCATTAAAAGATTTTAAAAAGTCTGGTTGGGATCTTGCAGATATTGAACTTACAAAACCACAAGGAACTTTATTGCAAGTATTAAAGGATCGTGCATTTGAAAAAAATGTTAATAAGTTTACAGACATCATTTTAGATTCTACAAAAATGAAAGAGTTAGATGAGTTAAAAAAATTACCATCAGGAAGTTTAGAATTAGTATCAGGCGTTACTCGATTATTAACTGTAGGGCCTACTATTGGTAGTCCTCGTAGTATTTCTAGTGAGCAACAAAAACTAGAACGTATGCAACAAGAAATGGAAGGCGATGTAGATTTTACTAAACAATTCTTTAATTTTAAACCATGATATGGCATACATTGAAATTACCTCCTATAAACTTATACAACGCACCAAACAGAAAGGAATCTAGTGGAACAAGTACAAGAAAAAGTAGCAGTGCATTCTGCTGAAATAGAACATATGAAAAAAGACATTGACCATATTATGAACAAAGTAGATAAAATGGATAAATCTATAGATGATATTAAAAGCACATTAGATGAGTTTCGTGGTGGCAAAAGAATTGCTATGTGGTTCTTTAGTACAGTAGCTGCAATCGTTGCATTTATTGTTGGTCATTGGATAGATAAATGAGTACAGTATACGACATACTATTTGCAATATTTAAACTCTTTGTTGTCCCAGTTTTATTCTTTTTCTTTTATTTCTTCTTTGCACTCACTGCAATTATAGAGAAGATAATGACAGGTATTGATAAACTATTAGATAATATTATGTAATGAAAATAGATGTATCAGTTATTAAAGCAGTATATGAGATGCTTCGACAAATGCCTGTAATGAGGCAGATTGGGTATCCACCAAGTGATGAGGTAGAGTTTGAATTACTACCTGTTGAAGACAAGGTAATGGCATCTTATACACCTGACCCAGATATCATTGGTATATGCCCTGAACGACATCGGTTTTTAACATCACTTATTAAGTCAATGATTCACGAGATGATACATATGTGTAATCATATGCACGGCACATCTTATATACGACATGATAAAAATTTTAATTCCGTAAGAAATCAAATAGCTGATGCGTTTGGCTTTGATGAAAATGAAATATAACTTATAACGTATAACGTTTAACGTTTAACGTTAAAGTATAAAGGAGAAGATATGGTTTGGACTGCATTAATTGCACCAATAACATCAATACTAGATAAGTTTATAGAAGATAAAGACCAGAAGAATAAACTAGCTCATGAGATTGCTACAATGGCAGAAAAACAAGCTCATGAAGCCAACATGGTACAGGCAGAAACAAACCAAGTGGAAGCGCAACATCGTAGTGTATGGGTTGCAGGTTGGAGACCATTTATTGGTTGGGTTTGTGGAGTTGCATTAGCTTGGCATTTTGTACTCTCACCTGTTATAATATTCCTAGCAGCGTGGTTTACTGTAACACTTCCTGCATTACCTGTATTTGATATGGGTTCTTTAATGACCGTATTAATGGGTATGTTAGGTTTGGGTGGATTACGCACATTTGAAAAAACAAAAGGATTAACTAAGTGAAATTATCGCCACATTTCAGTTTAGAAGAATTAACACTTAGCGATACTGCGACACGCTTAGGTATTGATAATACTCCTACTGTCGAAATAATAAATAACTTAACTTTTTTAGCAGGTGAATTAGAATATGTTAGAGATATACTTGGTAATCCTATGCTTATTAGTAGTGGTTACAGGAGTTATGTTCTTAATGATCATTTGGGAAGCAAGCGAACTTCTAGCCACTGCAAGGGTCTGGCGGTTGACTTTATCTGCCCTAGTTTTGGTAATCCCCATAATGTTGTTGATGCTATAGTATTAGCAAATATTAACTATGATCAGGTAATCCTTGAATATGGTCGCTGGGTACATTTGTCATTTGCAAAAGAAAACCCAAGAAAACAAGCACTAATTATTGACAAACAAGGGACAAGACCCTTCTCATAAATATGAATAAATCAGTATTGGTAATATCTGATCTACACATACCATACCATCACCAAGATGCGTTTGATTTTTTAAAAGCACTTAAAGATAAATATCAGCCAGATATGGTTGTAAATATAGGTGATGAGCTTGATCACCACGCAATTAGTATGCACGAACATAATCCAGATCTTATGTCTGCAGGAGATGAGTTAAGAAATGCAAGAGTGTATGTTAAAGAATTAGAGAAAATATTTCCTAAAATGACTTTAGTACACTCTAATCATTCGTCATTGGTTTATAGACGTGCATTAAAGTTTGGACTACCTAAAGACTACCTTAAATCATATAATGAGTTTCTAGGGGTTGGCAAGGGGTGGCAGTGGGTAGATGATCTTACTTTGACGTTATCAGATGGTCAAAGATGTTTCTTTACACATGGTATGTCTGCTGATGTTTTAAAGGTTGCTCAACAATATGGCATGAGTACAGTACAAGGCCATTATCATACAAAATTTAGTATTGGATATTACTCTAATCCAGACCGTTTATGTTTTGGTATGCAAGTCGGTTGTCTTATCAATCAGAAGTCTATGGCATTTGATTATGCTAAGAACTTTAAATCAAGATTCATTGTGGGTTGTGGAATGATTATTGATGGTCAACCAAAACTTATGCCTATGGTATTAAATAAGGACGGTAGATGGAACAAGAAGATAGTTTAGCATTACTTGAGTCATTTATTGGCGAAACTGTGGAAAACGTAGAATATATGTCAGATATAAATTCTGATTTAATAAAAATTACTTTTAAAAACAAAGAATCATTCGTTGTTAATGGGGATTTTGAAATCTATATTGCAATACCAAAAGATACGGAGTTTCATTAATTATGCAAATGGCAGATATAACAGAAATTGCTAAACATATGGAAGGCGCATATATTGAAGATGTGCAAGTCGTATATGGCGAAGATACTTTAATTATCACTATAAACCATAACGGTGAAGTATCAACTGTAGAGATGATTGTAGACAGTATTTATTTGGAGATAGATGAGTAAACAGAAGATAACTTTACCTAACGGTATTGAAACGGATAACTACTCTAGAGATTATATGTTATATTGCGAAGCATTAAACCTTAGCAAAAAACCTTTAGAAAAGAGACAAGAATGGTTAGAAAAGTTAAAAGACAAGGAAAGAGTCAAAGCATTAAAAGAATGGTTGACTTTTATATGGAAGAATCGTTCCTCGTTCTAATATGTAGTTACAGTGCGTATGTTATATGCAAACTGTTATACCATTCTTATCTGTCGTACACACTATAATTGTACCGTCTGGTGTAATTACAGTTTTTGCGTTTGCATTAAAAGTTACAAATAAACTAAACATCAAACATAACACTACATAATCTATTTTATTCATTATTACTCTCCTCAAGTTTAATGATGTTATTTGGAAACATTTTGTAATGTTTTCCCCTCCAAGAATGACTAACTTCTACCCTACAAGTTCCATCATCTTGATTATAGAATACCACATCAAAATGGTCTCCGTCAATTATTAATTTTCTTGTTATCATTTTTACATATTCCATTTCCATATATATCTCGTCCACACCACCAAACCACATGGAATGTGTTAGCAGGTTTTTTACATTTGTGACAAACCTGATTACCTAATTTAATCTTCGTCATGCAAAGAGTCGTCTATCCACACATCAGGCATAATAGGTGGTGACATTAGTCTCGACAACTTATCAGCATATATCTCTTCTTCTCTATCTAAGTACCATCTTTGCTTTTTACACTCTTCAATCCTGTTCTTTAACTTTTCTACTTCAGTTAAATCTTTGGATTGTTTATGACCTCTTCTATCAAGATACTTTCTGTTATTACCCTTACAGTATCCGATAACTTCTTCTTCAGTCATCTTAGCTTTTATAATGTCAAATGTTTCTATACCACCGACTTTATAATGGTCTGGATTAATAGGATCACTCATTTTATTACCTCTTTATCAATAACAATTAAATCTTCAAAAACCTCACACTTCGTATCTTTGACCTGAAGGTAAATATTATTCATCTCCAACGACCTAATCAATTTACCCTTGTAACACATGAACTCTTCTTTAGGGGGTTCTTGTATCAAATCATAATGAATATATATTCCAAATGCAAGGAATATTACTGCAAAACTAACAAAAATTTTAAGTATTTTCATGACCATAAACTAATTCTCCGTTCATAATTTTTTTTAATACCAAGAGTATAATTACACTTGTAATACAAGTATTACAAATTTAAAAGAAAGGGGAATGACTATGTGGACAAAACCATCAGCAACTGAAATGCGTTTCGGATTTGAAGTAACAATGTACGTATGCAATAAGTAATTATTTATTTTAGGGGCTTGTAAAGGCCCCTAGTAATTTTGCAATATCTGTTAATTCGTTATCCAGAACAACATAGTTGTTTAAGTACCCAAGATTTTCTACTCTATTAATTTTAAGTATTTTCTCTTTAGTAATCCAACCTAGTATATTCCCATTAAAAGTTTCTGGATATAACCTAACCGAAATATAAACATCTTTTGGGTTTTTGTTATATTGTTCTACCATTTCTAATGTTCTGGTATGAAACTTTTGCGTTCTTGTTTTTACATCAATTGTAATACCATTAACAATAAAATCATACTCATCAGGTTTAGTGTAATGAGTATTGTCCTCTTGATACATTATATTGTGATCAATTAACCATTGCTTAAATATCTTTTCACCTAGTTTACCTTCAAACATTTTTTGTTGTTTGTCATCTAATGTGCCATTATGAAAGTCATGTCTATTAGATGTATGTGATCTAGATAATAAAGCATAATCCTGCGCTTCATCGATAAGGTCTTGACCAATGTAAATCAATGGGGAACTCATCGTCTCCCCATTAATCTCTGATAATTAACAGTGTTCTTCTTAATCCAATGAAAATCTATTTCTACCTTTACCATTCCCTTCCTTTTTGTAAACTTAGTTAAGAATGTTGATTTACCTTTTGGTAGGTATTTAAGATTATCTTTATGAACAAGTCTAATTACTTTAGAACGGAATGTCATCTTCTAATTCATTTAATTGATCAGATAGTGACACTTGTTCATCTATTGACGCTTGTAAAGGTGTATCTTTTGAGCCGTTACCATCTTGATAAATAACTCTTACGTTACCAAGAATAGGTGTTTTTACACCACCTTGTCTTTCGTCTTGTGATACAGATTGACTAATAAATCCGTTATTGTCATATTGGTCTTTGTTATCAGTATCAATAAAAGTTGTTAAATCTAGATAAGTACCTTTTTCACCCTTGTACAATCTATCTTTATCAATCTTAGTTACATCTATTCTTACGCTTAATCCTACACGCATACTATTTCTCCTTGTTGTAAATTGGTTTTCTAGACCATCGTTTTGGTTCTTTATCATCATTAAGACATTCCATAAATTCTAAAGCGTATGGAGTGTACCACTCGATAAAGTCTTTATCATAGTTGACCAGTTCTGTATGTGTTTCATTTGGTGTCCATACAAAGAAATAACAAGCTTTAGTTTTTGTACAGCACATTTGAAGCTGCATTTGAAACCAATACCGATCTGGTATACCATCATAAATCTGTTGTGTGAATGGGCATTTAATCTCTACAGGAAGACCTCTACAATAGGCATCTGGTGATGCACCAAAAGGTAAACTATCATGTACAACTAACTTATTACCCGATTCACATATCTCTGATTGTTCTAACTCGAAACGAGAGAGAGCGATGTGTTCATTTGCAGAGCCATACGCTGTCATTTCATTTCCCTGAAATGGAGGTTCTCTAAACGTAAGTTGCCTCCATAATTTTTTACGATCATATATTGCACTCCATGCTCTAGATGCAGTGATGATATTATGTCGTCTGTTATCCTTTAGATGATCTGAGCTCATTTGCAAAGTCCCTTAAATGTTCTTTTTCGGAAGGATTCATTCTAAAGAAAAATGCTTTAAGGTCACCTTCTTGATGTGCTTTAATCATACCTTCTTTTAGTTCTTTTTCCTTTTCTTTGGATAAAGGTTCTAGTTTTACTTCTTGTTGTGTAACTGCATTACCAACTTCTTCTGCAGACGCAACCGAGTTATCTATACCAATACCAAAAATGCCTAATGCACGGCCAATTGCGCTTGTTTCACAGTTTTCTATATAAGATGTTTTGTTAATAAAAGTTGACCCTTCTTTTTCATACGCATGACCTACTGCAACAATTTGGTTGTTTACTACAATCTGCGCTCTAAAAACACAAGTACCCATTTCATTAGATAACATCTCTGTAAGTATAGACGCATCTTTGTAATTCTCTCTAAAATGTCTAATACGTTCATTTACCTCAACGTACTCTTTACCTTTAATATTTACTGATCTTAATTTAGTCATTAGACTTCTCCTTCTGTTCTTGTTCCTGTTGTTGAATTTTTGCAAGGGCTGCATCGTTGTCTGCTTGAAACTCTGCATTCCACTCTTGTAACAGTTCTATAAATTTGTCCATATCACTACTCCTAATCCTATGATTAATGTTAATAATATTAATTTATCTTGACGGTTCTTACGATTAATTTCTTGTTGACGTTCTTTCCAGTGATTAAATTCTCTCACAATTACTCTCCTTATAAAAATTTTATTAAACACGATAATTAAAATAATGTCAATTTATTTTCCTTGTAAATAATCAATATAATGAAATGCGTCATCTTTTGAATTAAAAGATTCTAAATAAAATTTATTCTCAAATACCATATACACTTTTTCTTCATGGTCGTATTTAATATTAAACTCAGAAGGTGGTTGAGACTCTAACCACCCATCATAATCTTGTAACCAACTATCTCTATTCATTTCATTCTCCCTATTTAATTAATGCGTATTGAATTAACAATTGTAAGTTTAATTTGTATGGATTATCTTTTTCTATTCTTTTTGATAACCTACGCATTGACCTTACTGTTTCTTGATCTCTATCTTCGCAGATCTTGTTTATTATTTCTTGTGCAGTTAAATTATTCATCATTATTCCTCTTTGTTATTTACATATCTATAAATACAAAACACAGAAAAAGGTAAAAATTAATTTACCCTTTTCTTAAATGCGATCCAATATGCCTCATCTATTGGTAATTCGTATGAGGTCTTTAAACCTTTAAGTTTAAAGATTAAAGAATCTCCCTGAATGGTAACTATAATATTACGATTACCTCTTTCAAACTTTACTACATCTGTTTCTCTTGTTACTGGTTTTGTTAATTTTGTTGCCATGTTACTCTCCTTATTTATTTAACTTACAAGAACATATTACCATATCTAAAAATAAAAAGCAATACCTTTATTAAGTTTTTTTATAAATATTTTATAAAATAGTTATTGACTTATTTAAAACAATAGATTATTCTTGTCAGGTATTAACAAAGGAGAGTAAAATGAAAACAGAATTTAAAACAGTAAAAGATTTACCATCACTGGAAGAGATGCAGAAATTTGTTGGTGGTTATGTCGAAGCGTTACAATTAAAAAATGGACATACGTTGTATGTAAACGAAGATGGTAGAATAAAAAATTTACCAGTTAATAAAATGGCAACTGCATTTTGGGACGCTACATATGTTAATGGTGGCCCAATAGTAGGAAATGTTATTCATCATATACAGGAGAAATAAATGAAGTATGAAGACGCAATAAAATTATTTAATAACAGTGCAAGGGAAATGGGAGAGACTCTAGGTGTCTCCCAACCTGCAGTTCAATATTGGAAGAAGACTGGAGAAATTCCTAAGGTTCGTCAACAACAGATTGAGTTATTAAGACAAAGTGCAAACAGTAAAAAAGAATATTACAGTGATGGTAAAAAAGTTACTAAGTCTGCATTTTACAAATTAATGAACTGGTAGGTCTATGAATTGGTATGAGTATATTGTTGTAGATGAGGAAGGAGTACCGTTGCGTAAATTTTCTAATATAAAGTCTGCAAGGGAATACATATCGATTAGACCTGAATTTAAAATACTAAAAGTCACTCATGACATGATTGAAGAAATTGGGGAGTGTTTATTTTGAGAATAAAGAATTGGGATAAATTTCAACATTTTAAGCCTATGAATGTAAAATATAAAAAACAAATGACGTGGTTAAAGTTGTATGGTGGGGATATTCTAAACGATTTAGAATGGTTTGAATTATCTGATGCACATAAAGCTATCTATATAGAACTACTTTGTCTTGCAAGTCAACATGAAGGTAATTTACCAGATATAAAGAAGATTTGTTTTAGACTTAGAAGACCTGTAGATCAAATAGAGACTGCGTTTAAAGCATTAGAGCATTGGTTGGAAAACGGTGTATATACAGCGTATATACCAGAGGATAGTAGAGAAGAGAAGAAAAGAGGTACTTCTATACGTTTTGAAGAGTTTTGGAAATCATTGTTACCTAAGCGCAGAAATAACAGGGTAGGTTGTCTCGATAAATGGGAGATCCATAACCTTGATGAAAAAGCAGATATAATTATTAGTTGGGTGAAAAAGATGAATATAACCAAAGAATGGAAAGAAGGTTTTAATCCAAGTCCAGAAGTTATTATTAATCAAAGACGATGGGAAGATGGTGTTATAAACATAAATAGATTTAAAGGAAATATGCTATGAACGTGGGAGAAATGATGGAACGCATAGTTGTTACCAAAGATATGGTTGATGAAGCAAGTGGTCAATTAATAGTTACTGACTATAAAGTAAAATCAACTGATGGTTATTTAGAACAACTAAAGAAGTTTTACAAAGAAGAAAGAGGTACTGGATATTCTTTGCCTTGGTCAAAATTAGAAAGTAACTTTGGTATTAGAAAAGGTGAGCTTACAGTTTTTACTGGAGTGTCAGGTCATGGTAAAAGCATGATGTTGTCACAAATTAGTTTGTATTTAATGCACATGACTAAAGTCCTTATTGCAAGTATGGAAATGAAACCTGTACTTACACTTAGCCGTATGGTACAGCAAAGACTAGCTGACCCTAATCCAACAGAAAAATACTTAGAGGAGTTTTGTCAATACTATACGGATAAACTATATATTTATGATCAACAGGGAGTTACAGATTCTAAAGATATGTTTGCTATGTTAAGCTATGGAAAAGCTATTCTTGGTATTGATGTGTTTGTGATAGACAGTCTTATGAAAATTTCTGACGTGCCTGAAGACGGCTACGAACAACAAAAAGTTTTTATAGATAGACTTGCATCGTATTGTCGTGATTTAGATATTCATGTATTTTTAGTTTGTCACACAAGAAAAATGGGAGACGAAAGTCAAAGACCAGATGCAACAAACATTATGGGTTCAAGTCACATTCGTAATCTTAG